TAATGGAAATCAATATGCCCACCAGATGTTGATACAGAACTTGGTTTTAGTTCAACACTTCCATCAACATTGTTTATGTTTAATGAATTAGTAAATGTTTTAGCACCTGTTATTGTTTCTTCTCCAGCTAAATGGACAACTTCATTGTTCATAGCATAAGTATTTTCACTATCCATAACAAGTTTCCAATTAGCTGTATCGCTCACAAGATTACCAACATTATTATCAGATAAAGAGCAATACAACTTAAAAGCAGCTCCAGAAATAGTCTTTGCTAAAGAGCCCTTATAATATGGAGTATTCGCATCCCACTCAGGAATACCCTCTTGCAACATATACGCCTGTTGATAAGAAATCCCATATTGAACACCTTGAAACTCCTCTAACGGAGGAAGTTTATCTCCCTGTTCAATAGCATCATCCCAGCCATTTTCAAACGCAGATAGTGATTGAAGTGTAGCAACATCATTACTTATTGTAGGGTTACCAGCTTGTAAAGAGCCAAAAACACCATTATTTGACGCATTACTCGCAAAAACTTTCTGACGAACTCGTGTAAGCCTTGCCATATTTTATCTCCTTTTTCTAAATAATATCATTTTTATTCTAAAATATCAAATCAACTAATAACCCTATCATAAGAGAACATCTCACCATCCTTATCTGGGTCATTATAATCTCTAAATCCTGTCGTATATGGATGATTCTGGTCAACATAATCAATAAAGCCAAAGTAAGGTGTGCGAGAAAATAACGAATAACCAAAACCAACGCCCGTCGGATGCGGCAAACAATCTTGTTGTATAGCAGCTAAGCCAACATTAGCCCACTCATCAAGAATATAATATGACAACTTCATAATGTGATGTCCGTCGCTATCTATATCGTCAATAACACGAATCCCATCACCAAACAAATTATACAAACTGTTTGTCAGTTCATAAAGCGTTCCATCCCCGTTGTTAATAATCATCTTCAATTTTAACAACAGACGAAATTCCTCGTCTGATAAAACAGCCTTTTGATTGTTAGAATCTGTATAATACCGACTAACACCAATATACTTCGTTAAAATGTCTAATTGGTTACCAGTAGCCGTTTCTAAATCAAATCCGTCACGAACAGCAAACATAAGGTCAACTGGAAACATCTTAGCAACCGCTTGAATTGTCGCAGTTGCTTTTGGTTTGTCAGCATATTGAATAATCAAAAGTGACGATAGATATTTTCCATAATCAAAGTCCGCCATTTTCTATCTCCTTATAATACTGTCGGTGTAATACTCACTAACGAAAGTTTAGTAGCAATAGCTGGCGCAATATACTCAACCCAAGTAGAAGCCGTCCAGACAACAGTTACGCTATCGTTGTTATCAGGTTCCCCTGTAACTGAAATACCATAATCAGATAACAATACATCGTCACCATTTAATTCCCAATCACCACCGTGATAAGAGAATACATAAGTACCGGCAGTATCGCTTACCTTTGCTTGAAATGTCGGGTTTGACACCGTAGCAGCAGTTATACCAGTTCCTGATATTGATACACTTGAACTACCACCACCAGAAATTAAAACATTTAAGGCAACACCGCCCCCACCATAGGTGTTAATAGCGGCCTGTGCCGTAGTCGTCACATTTGAAGTATCTGCACCATCACCGATAGTGAACGATAAGTTATCTTCCATATAATCAACGATTTTCGTTAAATCAAATGTCGCAGAAGTACTAATCTTTTGAATATCAAACTTAATGTACAACGGTTGAACAATAGGGACATCCCATTTGGCCACAAAGTTTTGAGAACTCGGCGTTAAAATAGTATATGTCACATTTCCACGCATATCACAACCTGCGCTTCTGCGCCGATAAATAGTGTCCCCAATATCAGCACTTGAACCACCTTCTACAACAGCCCAAATACAATGCGGCGGAATACCGTTAGCGTCTGTCGTATTAGTGCAGTTTTCATACACCAACACATCATTAACACCGTCTAACTGTGCTAAAGCGGCCTGTAATCCGTTTAAATAACCGCTTGAACCAACAGAAACTGACTGACGACGGCGTATTTTTAACTTACTGTCCGTTTCCTCATTTGTGCCAGTTGTCCCAGCCGTAGGATTATTAACCGAAATAACGCCTAAAACAATCGTTACAGGGGTTGTAATCGTTCCGGCTGTCGTTTCCACCTGTCCAATGTCTTTGGCTCTAAAAAGTATGTTTGTGTGCGTCCCAGCCACTAATGTTTGAGTATTGGCTAAAACAAACTGTGTACCAGCATCATCTTGAACGGTAAAGCCAGTCGCGTCAGGGTCGTTGTAATTTTCATTAACACCGTCAAGAGTGACAGTTCTATCAGTAACAATAGTCATCTCAACAGTAGTAAATGTACCACTTTTACGAAACACATTGTTTAATGCACATCTTTCATCAAGCAACCGACCGGAAGCATTGTCTGGGTCAAACGAATTATAAATCTGCATTAACAATTCGCGCACATCAGTACCAGCCTGAGCAAAAATGTTCAACAACTGTCCATCAGGCGAATTTTGGTTTAAGTTTATGTCGTTTCCATAAATAGCTTGAAAATCACTCTTAAGTTGAGCAACAAGTTCACTGTTTGTCGCAACCGTTAGTCCATTTGGTGTAAAAGAATCAGCCATTATATTTTTACCTCTATTGTTTCATTATAAATTGTTTTAACCCTAGCAGTACAATGATATTCCCGATTCGTTATCTCACTATCAAAAAATGAAATATCAGAAACATCCTCATTGCCAACAATAATTTTTTTAACAGAATTGTCAAGTTCCTCTTTTTTGTTTTTTGAACCAAGTATGTTTTTCCAGTCTATACCAGCACCCGCATCAAAAAAACAATCTCCATACCAAGATAAAATCTGTGTTTTTATATCATACGCAATCGCAAGAGAATTACTGGCGAAGTCAGAATTACCAGCGCCAAACTTCCAATCCCAGTTACTGTCTAATGTTCTAAACTTCATACTTACTAACTCCCAACTATGCTTGTTATAATGCCATTACTTACTGTAACAACTTTTTGGTCTAAACTTACAAATGAACCAGTCGCAGCAGATGTCGCATTTATAGTCGCAGCCGTTATTGACCCAGTTACCGTTTGGTCGCCAGCAACAGACAGGTTTTTTGCTATTGTTTGGCTTTCCGAAACAGAAACGTCCCCAGTAACATTTGTATTACCGTTAATGTTAACAGTAGCATTATTCACTTCGATAGTATTCCCTACGATTATACTGGAATTATCAGAATAATGCAAATTAAGGTAATCAGAATAGTTTTTTAAAGCATTTGGTAATGCTCTTAGGCCTACAATAGCAATAGCGTCTGCAATATCGTGAAATCTTGGATAGTCAGATGGTCTGGCTTCTCCAGTCGCCCACCAGTTATCAATCATATTATCATTAAATAATAGAAGACATTGGTCACCGGCAGAGATAGGATGTGTAATATAAGAAGTTCCACCACCCATAATAACAACTGGTACTTTCTCAAGAACTGGGTATTTTGTGATAACCTTTTTATTCCTAAAGCGCATCAATTCTGGCTTATATAAAATCTGTACGGAACAAGTCTGGTCTTCTTTATTAAAAGAAATAATCTCGCCAATCTTTATGCAGTTTATTAAATGTATCAAGTTGTTCATACTTGACTGCAATACCTGTAATAGGCTTTTATTTTGGTTAATATCGTTAATCATATCTATATGCCCCCGTAGCCTGTGCGCCGACAAATACTTCTACCTGCGTTGTAACACGACTAGAAGTACCATCACTTATATTTCCACTATGTTTTACAGAATAAACCTTGTATAAACCACTAAATGTTTTTTCTATCTCTGAACGAACCTCAACTAAGTCAGCGGGATGTAATTCAGGAGCAAACATAATATCAAAAACAACAGTAATCTCATTTCTTTTTGGAGTTTTTAATAAACCAGATTTATCGTCAATAACCTTTGCTTTTTGAGATATAACACCATTGTCGTCAATTACATAATATCTATTCAAGTCAATAAATGCGTTCCCATTCGTATATTTTCTTAATAACTCAAGGTTGTTACCCCATAAAGCAACAGGACGAATAAAAGCATAATTCTTAAAAGTCATTTTTGTCGTCTTTGAAACTCCAAGACCACTTTCCATTAAAGAATTAACCACATCTTCTTCTGTCGCGCCCTCTTTTATTGTCATTGATGTAGAAGCATCCGCGACCAAAACCCCAGACATAGCCTCAATATGAGTTACAACATCCACCCCTTGTCGCTGAGAATTGATAACAGTTGCATGACCGGCAAAAATTAAGTCAAACTTACCACCCTCATAACCAGCCTCTAAATATATTGTTGGTATCTTGTCAATACGGCGATAGTCATAAAATACAGCGTTACGAGTGCTTTCATTTAAGTTAAATATATTTATGGAAGCATTTGATATTCCGTTAATTGGAGTGCTGTTAACAGTAAAAGATATATTAAATGGATTTTCTATAACTATCGGTTTTTCAATAGGGTTCTCTGATATATGAGGGAAACCCTCTTGGTCTTCAATAAGACCATACATTAGTATTGTTAGCCGGTACTTATAGTTTTTATACGCCATCTAAGTACTCCATCGCTTGATTTTTCTCGTTTTCATCAAGAATACATACAAAACAAGAACCGTCTTGGAAACAAGTTAATTCAAATGGGTCTAACCCA